AATAATATTTTACCTGAAGAAATATCATCACTTGAAAATTTACAGATGTTGCCTTGGAGAGATAATATTGTGAAAGGAAAAAAATAATGCTAGTATTTCGCAAGATTCGCTGGCGGAACTTTTTAAGTACAGGGAATTACTTTACTGAATTACAATTTGATAAGTCACCTAATACCCTAATTGTAGGTTCTAATGGTGCAGGTAAATCTACGATGCTAGATGCGTTGTGTTTTGCCTTGTTCGGCAAGGCCTTTCGTTCAATTACTAAACCTCAATTATTGAACAGCATTAATGGTAAAGATTGTATCGTTGAAGTTGAGTTTGATACAGGCAACAAATCATATAAGATTGTCCGTGGTATTAAGCCTGCTGTGTTTGAAATCTGGTGTGACGGCGTAATGATTAATCAAGAAGCCGCAGTCCGTGATTACCAAGAATACCTTGAAAAGTTTATTTTAAAGTTAAACTACAAGTCGTTCACACAGATTGTTATTCTTGGTTCAGCATCATTTACACCATTCATGCAATTAAAACCTGGTGACCGTAGAGAAATCATTGAAGATTTATTGGACATCCAAATCTTTTCAGCAATGAATAACATTCTTAAAGATAAGAATCTAAACAATAAAGAATTGACCACTTCAAAGAAATACGATATTGAGTTGAGTGAACAAAAATACGAATTACAGAAGAAGCATATTGATGAACTTAAACAAAACAATGATGAGAAGATTGTTGAATACGGCAACGATATCAACAGCAGTAATAGTGTTATATCCACCCTATCAGGAGAGATTGAGTCCTATACGGCAGAAGTCGAGCGGCACCAATTGGCGATTGCATCTAAAACTGAGACAGAATCTAAAGTCAAGAAGCTTACGAAACTTGAATCTCAGATTGAAAGCAACTTATCCAAATTTCAAAGAGATATCAATTTCTTTCAAGGCAATGATAATTGTCCAACGTGTCGGCAGACCATTGCCTTGGGGTTTAAGGAAGAGGAATTACATTCATTATCCTTAAAGGTCGGTGAGTGTAATCACGGACTAGGTAAGTTGGAAGAAAAACTCCTAGAAGAACAAACAAAACTTAATGTTATCTCTGAGGTACAAAAGAAGATACAAGCACTTCAAATTAAGATTGCAACAAATAATACATCTATTACAGAGACTAATAAGTATATCAAGAAGCTTGAGAAGATGATTGCTGAACTTAAAGTTTCTGAAGCAAACACCGAAGATTCTTCAGGTGAATTGAAAGAATTGGAATTAAAACTAGAATCATTGAAAAAAGAATTGAAGGCCTTGATTGATGAGAAAGTTTACTATGATGCCGCAGCCGTACTGTTGAAAGATACAGGTATTAAAACCAAGATTATCAAACAGTACTTGCCAATCATCAATAAGTTGGTAAACAAATACTTGGCCTCATTTGATTTCTTTGTAAACTTTAACCTTGACGAATCATTTAAAGAAACAATCAAATCAAGGCATAGAGATGATTTTACATATGCTAGTTTTAGTGAAGGTGAGAAACAGAAGATTGATTTGGCATTATTGTTTAGCTGGCGTGCAGTTGCTAAGTTGAAGAATTCAGCTAACACCAATCTTTTGATTTTAGATGAAGTGTTTGATTCTTCATTAGATGCTAATGGTACCGAATATCTAATGACGATTTTGCAAATGTTGGAGGGTACTAATGTGTTTGTTATTTCTCATAAGGGTGATATACTGCAAGACAAGTTTAGGTCAGTAATTCGCTTTGAGAAAGTTAAAAACTTTTCAAGGATAATGAAATGAGTGAGTTTAGAAAATTGAGTGAGTATGCCGACGGGAAAGAAAACAAGACTAGTCAGGTATACATTACGCAGTCAGGCAATAGTAAGTACATGGTCTTGCTTTATGCAGCAGTAACAGACTATAATGAGGCTGTATTTTTTGATGATGAACAAAGGGCAGAAGATTTTGCCGAAGATTGGGTGCTAAGATAATGAGTGAAGTATTTACAATTAATACCGAAATAGAAGCGGGTGTTGCAGAACCTACTGTTGAACCATTGACCTTGTTTGGTGAAAATCATCCAATGTTGGATCAACGTATTCCAGAATATGATTTGCCTTTACCTAATGCAAACATGACATTGCTTTCTAAGAGACTGCGTATGACCATGAAGATGTATAGTGGAATCGGACTATCTGCTAATCAATGTGGTGTCTTTGAAAGAGTGTTTGTTATGGGTACACCAGATGATTCATGGGCTTGTATTAACCCTATTATCATTGATGAATCACCTAATTTCCATAAAGACAAAGAAGGATGTTTGTCATTCCCCGGACTAACCTTAAATGTGGAAAGACCAGAGTGGATCATGGCACAATTCATCAATGAAAATGGGCAGTTGAAACAGATGCGTATGGAAGGGTTAACTGCCCGTTGTTTCAAACATGAACTTGACCACATGAATGGTATCAAGTATACCTCTTATTCTAAGCCAGTTGCGTTACAATTAGCAAGAGATAGACAAAGTAAACTTATTAAGAAAATTAAAAGAATGTCAAAATGATTGATGATATTGAAACCCAATGGACTAAGTGGCAAGATGAGAATCCTGCCTCTTCATTCATGGATATAAATGATGGTGAATTGAAAGAAAGAACCATCCGTGATTTGACTTATGTTTCACAAATGGATGTGAAAGAATATACTTTATACCAGAAGTGGTGTGAAGTACATGAAAAATATCCGACTGTTGTGAATCAAACTTTATTTGGAGAAGAAGTCCAACTTCTTGACCCAAAGCAGCAAATCATTGTTGATTCTGTGAAGAATAACATTTGGGTACCGAATTCATATGAAGATTATTTGAATCTTCAACCTGTTTTGGAATATACCGATGATTCTAGTATCATGTCTGCCAAAGGCATTGATGGCTCTGATATCCAAGTTGACAATAAACGAAGTAAAGAATTACCTGAAAAATGGAATACAGCTCGTACATTCATTTCAACAATGAAGAACAATTCCAATATCGGTCGTAACCTAAACTTCTTTGTCAAAGATGCTAAGTCAAGTAAGTATCTTGGTGTTGTTTGCATTTCATCCGACTTTCTTGATTTAACTCCTAGGGATAGTGTAATTGGTTGGCCAAGAGAATTGAAAACTCAAGGTGGTATGATTAACCATACTGCGATTGGTTCTACTATTGTTCCATTTCAACCGTTAGGTTATAATTATGTTGGTGGTAAACTACTAGCCTTGTTGTGCCTATCTGATGAAGTACAGAATTTGTGGAAGAAACAATACGGTGATACTCTGATTGGTGTAACAACAACATCTTTGTACGGTAAAACCAAATTGAATGGTCTTTCACAATATGATAACCTTGACCATTGGCAGAAGATGGGATTCACAGCAGGTTCGGTATCGTTTGAACCGGGAAGAGATACTCGTTATTTGATTCGTGAATGGTTAAAGGCCAAACATAGTCGTAAGTATTTTGAATGGTATGTTGCAAAGAAACCTTCTGGTCAACCACACAAACGTGACCATAAGAATCGTTCACTAGCATTCACTTACACTAAACTTGGTGTGCCTAAAGATATCATTCGTACAGACCATGCTCGAGGCATTTACTTTAGTCCTTTGTACAACAACAGCTATGAATTTCTCCGTGGTGAAATCAAAGAAGATGCCTTAGTGAAATCATTTGATACTAGCTACGAATCATTGGTTGACATTTGGAAGAACAAACACGCTAAAGGTCGTATCAAACAATTGGTCAAGAAAGATACCGTTTCCTATGAGTCTTTATTTTATGATGACCTTATTTTCATGGATTGGGAAGAAACAAAGGCAAAGTATCTATCACAAGTAGGCAGATAGTAACATATGCCCACAATTTCAATGATAAAGAGCATATATAATTATATGAAGTAAAAAATGCGGGGTGTCTGAGACAGTTTTTCTCCCAAGAAGAATAGATGGTTTAATTCCCCAACCCCGCTCCATTTTCTCCAAGGCTGTTGCTTAAAAACAACAGTCTTTTTTTATTGCCTTGACATGGCAGCCAGTTGTGTTATACTGGTTGCATTGATAGGAGATATACATGAACGATACACTTCAATTCGCACCCACAGAAGATTACTCCCACACATTGTTGGAACAACAGGAAATGCACTATTTCTCCTGTGTCCATGATGTTCAAGAAGCCTTTCAGACTCATGGTATTAAAGATATCCTTAGTGAAGTCTGTAAGAATCCCCAATTAAATCAACAGCTTACCGACTATATAAAGAGCTTGCAATCCAAGTAGGATTGTGTTATACTGGATGTTCTTAATGAGAAAAAGCGTACTATGACATTTACTGTTGAAACGAAATCCCAATTGGCAAAATTACTTGCCACCGAAAACCTGACTATCGTACATGATAAAATCTCTACGGCAAGGTTTGATCCAACGAATCGTATTTTATACTGTCCTATCTGGAAAGATATGTCGGGCGATTTGTACGACCTGTTGCTAGGTCATGAAGTTGGTCATGCACGATATACACCTGCTGAAGGATGGCATGATGCTATCTCAGGTCGTGGTCGTAATTTCAAAGGCTTCTTGAATGTTGTTGAAGATGCCCGTATTGAAAAGAAAATC